CGTCTGGCTGTTCGATGACGGCCGCTTTAATCACTTCGATAGTAGTGACATACGGATCATGGGGAATGCCATGTACGGCATCCCTGATCCAACCTAACGAACACGCGGTGCCTCATATTCTGGCTTCCTGACACCGCAATAGAAATCAACCAGACGCCAGCCTAAAGAAAGCCGGCCTACAGCCGGAGCGGCGAGTCCGCCGAAGTCAGCGTGGTCCGTGCGAAACTCCAGGCAACGGGCTGGTACTTGATCCAGCAAAAACCCCTACGTCCTGGTCGCAGCCGAGACTAGCCCCATATAAGACGGCACCACGCCCAGGCAAGGACGCCCCCAAGGAGACTCACCCCTTCTCGGCAGGGAAGGGGTCCACGCTATGGCAAGGATGAACAAGCGAGAGCAGGCGGAATGCTGGGAGTGGGCCCAGGAACACCTCTCCTGCGCTATCTGCTGGTGGCCGCAGAGCGATGGCCGGCGTGACCTGCACGTCCACCACATCATGTCCGGCTCCGCCCGCAAGCATGATGTCAGGAACTACTGCCGACTCTGCTCTCGCTGCCATGACGTTCTCCATGCCGGCAAGGTAGCGGGGAACTTCCCGCCGATATACAATAGTACAGTGCTGTGGGCGAAGCAGCAGAGCGATCCCGAAAACTATGACCCGGTGTACCTAGCCTCGCTGCGGCATAAGAAGCACCTGGGTTATGAGCCAGAGGAGCCAGACGAATGGTATCTGCTGGAACGCCAGACGAATCTGACTTCCGGGAGGAAACCCTGATGGAGGTCCTCGCTGAGTTGAACCCTGATGCCATGGCCGCAGACGGGTTTGAAGACGCCGCCATTGGCTACACGCTGAACCCATTCCATCGGCATGTCCTGGTCTACGACGCCGACCATTGCCTGGAAATCCTGGAGAAGGACGGCATGTCTCCTGAGGAGGCCGTGGAGTGGTTTGAATACAACACGCTGGGTGCCTATGTCGGGCCGGATGGCCCCCTGTTTGTGAGGGTCCTGTGAACCAGCGGGAGAAGGGAAAACGCGGCGAGCGCCAGGCTGCGGAGGCGATCCGCTCTGCCCTGGGAATCTCCGCCCGGCGGGCCCAGCAGTTCTCCGGCGAAGGCTCGGCCGACCTGGCGGTGGACGCTGATGGCGTCCATTGGGAGGTGAAGTTTGTGGAGCGAGAGAGCGTCCGTGCCTGGATGCGGCAGGCCATCCGTGACGCCCAGGGCAATGTACCTGTGGTCCTGCACCGAAAAACCAAAGAGCCGTGGTTGCTGACGGTGCCCTTGGAGCGGGCGTATGAACTGTTCATCCGACTGGAGGAAGCGCGTGGTCCAGAGGTTCCGGCGGTGGGCGAACCGGAGGTTCCCGGTTCCGTTCCCCCTCCGGTACTACCTGAGGAGCCCTGACAAGCTCCCGGAGATGCACGGCTACTTTGACTTCGACGAAGACGAGCAGAGAGGAATGATTGTCCTGGCTAACACGTCTAGCCTGGACGTTTTGGTTGACACCCTGTGTGAGGAGCTAGCACATGCCAGGACTGCCCACCTTTGTGACGGGGAGGAAGACCCCCACCACCCCACCTTCTGGGCCGAATACGGAAGGATCGTCAACGCCGCCAGAGAGCGGACCTGGTGATCCGTACCGGGCGATCTGTGATGAGTTGTACGCCCTACTAACGCGGAAGCGTGGCTACTACGGCTGCGGGGAGGACCCGCTGGAGAACGCCCTGGGCGTGAAGGACGACGGCATCGATCCGACCCGTTATCAGGTCGCCAGGATCGGTGAGAAAACCCGCCGGCTGAGGGCGCTTGAAGAGACAATATCTATCCAGAAGACACTCTTGGATATAGCCGGCCATGCGGTGGTCGCCGTGGCCTGCGAGAGGAGAAAGAATGTACGCAGATGCCCCCCTTGCAAAGGCAAGTGACTCCCAGTTCTTTGGGCCGAAAGTCCTTGTGTTCCTGGACGCTGCCGCCGAGAAGGCCAAGGACGGCCTTACCTGGTCTGAGTTTGGCGAGTTGATGCTGGCCCTGGTCCGGCTGTCCATCACCACCCTGGACGCCGTCAACCAGATGACCGGGGCGGAGAAGAAGGAGATGGTGGTGGAGGCGGTGGCGGCTCTCTTCGACCGCCTTGCGGACAAGGCCATTCCGCCAGTGGTCTGGCCGGTCTGGCTTCTGGCTAAGCCGTCCATCCGGGCCCTGATTCTGTCGCTCACGGCTGGTGCGGTGGAGGTCCTTCTTCCGATGGTGCGCTCATGATGACGATCATCCTGCTGCTGCTGGCCGGCGTGGCGTTGGCCTGGCCCTGGATCAAAGCGAACTACCATGAGTTCAAAGCACCGGACTCTCGCCATCTTGCGGCAGTTGCCCTGCTGGCTGCGGCGGTCTGGTCCTACGCAGGCCGGTCTCCGGCCCCCACTCCTCCGCCGCCGGTCGGGTTCAACCTGACTGGGAAGTTCGTCGGGCCGGACGCTTCGGAGGATGCCGCTCTAGTGGCCGCTCTCTGTGCGGAGTTAGCGAACGAACTGGAATGGGACATGGCCCAGGCGGAGCCGCTCCTGGTCTCCGGGATGGCGTTCGATGAACTCCGTATCAGAACCAGGAAGCTCCTCTGCAAGGGCGAGAGCCTTGGCGAGAAGCATCCCCTGGCCAGGGATGCCATCGGTGCTTACCTGGATTCCCACGCTGGCACATCTGGCGGGCCGATGGATGACGAGACCAAGCGGAAGTGGATCGCTGCTTACCGTGAGGTTGCCAAGGCAGCGGAGTCCGCCCGGTGAAGCCGCATCCGTTCCGACTCTTCCTGGCGGTGGCCGTTGTCTCATTGGCGGTCCTCCTGGCTCTCCCCAAGAAGGAGATGCCAACTGGCTATGTGCCTGACCCGGTGGGTGTGCAGATATTCCTGCGCTCACTGGACCAGCCGTACTTCGCCCAGGCTGGTGCGGATGCCATGGCCAAGGCAACGCACAAGGACACCTTCCTATACCGCCACATGGACCAGGCCCACCAGGCCCGCTATGGGACGCCGTTCAAAGTTGCACGGCAGGGCATTGGAGACTGCGTGTCATGGGGAGCTATGCACGCTGTGTACTGTGCTGAGAGCGTAGACTGGACCCAGGGCCAGCGTGCCGACCCGCCCCTCCTGCCTGCGTCTGAGCCAATCTACGGCGGAGCCCGCGTAGAAGCCAGAGGGAAGCCAGGCGACGGTGCCCGCCCGGTCGGCGGGTACAGCGATGGTGCCACGGGCTGGGGTGCAGCGAAGTGGCTGAAGGACTGGGGGGTGGTCTACCGTGAGCCCGTGGTTGGGCGGGACCTGACCACCTACTCTGCAAGCAGGGCTAAAGAGTACGGAGCCTACGGATGCGGCGGGCAGGGCGACAACGGCAAGATGGATGCTGAGGCCAAGAAGCATCCCTGCAAGCATGTCGTTGCAGTGAAGACCTGGGAAGAGCTGGTCGCAGCGGTGACTAGCGGCTACCCCGTGACCATCGCATCCAGTGTTGGCTTCAATACCACCAGGGACAGTGATGGCTACTGCCGTCGCTCGGGGGTTTGGATGCACCAAATGTGCATCATCGGCCTTAGGTTCCAAGAGAACGGCAGCCCCCGTGATGGTGCGCTGATCATCAATAGCTGGGGCAACTATGTAGGGGGTGGCAAGTGGCCAGACGACATGCCAGATGGATGTTTTTGGGCAGAGAAGAAGGACGTTGAATCGATACTAGGACAGGGTGACTCGTATGCAATCGGCTCAATCGACGGTTTCGACTTCCGGGAACTGGATAATGGCGGCTGGCTCGCACAATAACCGGCCCGTCATCATCGCCTTGGTGGTCGGCCTAGCGGTCGGATGGTTTGTGTTTGCCGGCTCGGCTACCACGCCGTCCCGCAAAGACGACCGGCCCTTCCTGAAGTGGGTGGCCCGTGCCGCCAAGAACCTGCTTTGGATTGCCTTGGTTGCGGAGGACCCGCCGGAAGAGTTGCAGCCGGTGAAGTCGGAGGTTGGTGCAGACGGCTATGTCATGGTTGACCACACGCGGGGGTGGTGAGATGTGGCGTTTATTCATCTGGTTCCTGACTTGGTTGTCGGCTGATCCCAATGACCTGGACATTGCACACGCCCGCTCGGCAGCGGCTATCTCTGCTGCTCGGGCCAGCATGAGCCCCACGCGGGGATGCTGCGGGGAGTGCGAGAGCGGCGTGATCACTCACCCTGACGGGACCACCAGCATCTGCCCTTGCCCGGAAGACTGTGCGTGCAAGGAGTGCAAGGAGTGCCGAATCGACTGACGCAACGCCTGATGCGGGTCACCGCCACGGACGGTGAAGAGTATTGGGTCTACCAGTATGAGCCGGAAGACTGGCGGCTGGCTGTCCGCAGGGTGATGAAGGACAGGCGGCGCAAGAAACTGCCGGTCATGGCGGCGGCGGGCCTGATCAAGATCATTGTCGAAGAGGCGGACGAGTGAAGCGATTGACCAAGAAGCAGCAGGCCCTGGTGACTGAGTACCAGGAGATGGTCCTGGTGATCGCCCGTTACTTCGTTCAGAATCGTCCGGGCTGGCAGCGGGCCGCACTGATTCCTGACCTGGAAGGCGAGGGGTATCTGGCTCTCTGCAAGGCCGCCCGCACTTACAACAAGGACAAGCTGCCCTACCCCAAGAGGTACTTCGCCCAGGCCATCCTGAATGCGATGCTGAAGTCCATCCGGAAGCTGACCCGCTCTCCCGGG